CCCCACACATCGTATTTTTTATCCAATAAAAATTCAGCCAAATACGAACCATCTTGTCCGGTTATTCCTGTTATTAATGAAACATTCACCATTATTATTCATTAAAATAATTATTTAAACCTATTTTAGAAATTATTACTTATTTTATATAAATGTCCGAATATCTGTGTAATAAAATCGTCGAGGAATACCTCGAAAACTCATACATTAAATCAAATTTTAATATACATAATAAAACAAACGATGAAATAGATATATGGTGGAATTACTCTTTTTTACCTAATGTCGTTAGAAATGATACCCAATACGACTATGAATATAATATAAATGACTTTTACGACCCGGATGAGTTTTGGAGATTGGCTCCGAAAGAATTATTGGTTAATCACTATTGTAATGATTATTTCAGTATTGCCGAATTCGAAAAATTAGACAATTCACATTTACAAAACTGTTATGCTGAAATATACGCTTATAATAATAGCGATTACCTAAAAGATAAAATAGTTTTTAGAATAAATAATTGGCGGTTATTTACTCATTAAGATGGCTTCTGTAATATGTATATATATTGAGAATCATATCCTGCATTCATTAAATCTATCTCCCCATCAACTATAAACCCCGATTGCTGAGCCATATTTAAAATTGCCGTTTTATCTTCCATATATAAAATATGCTGATTTTGTCGAACCTTATCCGTATCCTTAAATTTAATTTTCTCGTTGAAAATCGCGATGTTTTTATCTTCATTTAAATCGAAGTCCGCATTATAGACAAAATTATCGAATGTTACCTTTGTTTTAGTGATTCGTTTATTTGAATATTTTTGCGGACTAACTATTAAAAAACCTTGACCAGCAGGAAGTATTGGGTCAAACGTTTCCCTATCAACTAAATGTAATAATAAGTATCCGCCAGGAATTAACCAATTCATACAATTTATAAAAAAACCATTTTTATTTTTCATGTAATAAATTGTAAAATAAAGAGATAATATATGCGTAAAAGAATTATAGTTTACATCTGGCGAGCCTGTTGCGTCGCCTAACATAAATTTACACGATGGGAAATTCTCCTTTGACTTTTTTAACATTGCTGGTGAAATATCCATTCCAATAGTTCTATATCCCTGTTCCTTTAATTTAGATACATGGTGTCCTGTTCCAGAGCCAACATCAAGAATAATGCTTTGTTGAGTTACTCCAGTTTTATCAACAATTTGACTTATTTCATAATCATCTTTCATATCATTATACACTAATTCGTCATATATATCAGCATAAAAATCATCATATATATCTTCCCCATTTTTCAATAAAAATGTGTCATTCTGTGCATACCCTTCTTTACCTTGGGGTGCTTTCACGGATTTAAATAATACTACTAAAATTAAAAATAATACACAAAAAATCAATATTTTACCCCAATTAGATAAATTATTATACATTTTAACTATATTCATTTATATGTATTGTTAATATTTTTTTTGTATATTTTTTATTATATGTCTGATTCAGAAATAAATGATATCAGAGACCCCAAAATGTTTAAAGGAATCACATTTTCTAAATTTAAAAAATCGGATGTTAAAAAGGAACTTCTAAACAGTTTATTAAAGTCGAAAATCGAACCGGCTTGTTACTGGAGCGCAGAATTAATTTGTTCCGGACATTTTTGTGAATTATGGGACATACTTTTATACTTTTACTGTAAAAATATACATATTGGTAATTCAAAACTATCCATATATTTAGATTTAAGAATAAATAACTTTAAAAAAATTGTATCTAACGGATATGTCAACAACGAACTTAAAATGAGAAACAACGACAATATTAGAAAATTATTTTGTGAAGTAATATGTGTCTTATGCGACTCTAAACGAAAACACAGCTTTAACGAAATCAAAATCAAAAAAGAAGATTTTGATTTAACATATATGACCGAAAGATTTAATGCTCCATCCCTTAATTATATTGAAAATATTATTTTACCCGAAGACCCAAAAGAAATCATTATTGCAATTAACGAATTGTCTTACAATTTATCAATTGGGGTCGCAAATAATATTAAGTCGTGCTATTGGATTGAATGGATCATGGAATTCGAACATATTTGTAAACTCAAAAAAGAAAAATTTAAATGTGAAAGAAGGTCACACATTAAAGTTAATTCTAAAGACCAAATGGACATTATATGGATTATTTGGGATGTTTTCTTCAAACACGCCGACAATCACAATAACTTAGTTAAAAAAATTGTAACTAGTTTATTAAATTTATTTACCCTTAAATATTCAAATACGTGTTGTAAAAAACGCAAATATATATTATATTTCGTCGTATCCATTTTAACCGAAAATATAAACTTAAATGAGGAAATAGTAAGCGATAAACAAAAAGAAGTAATATTAAACGTTACTAAAAAAATAGATACGATTTATAAACAAATAAAAAAAAACGAAGAATCGCCAGGAACCGAATATTTATTTACAAATGTCACAAATACTAATTTAGAAAAAACAATTCAAAAACTTGATAAAATGAACTCATTCGGCGAATCATTTATACCCAGATTATAATTTAGTATAATCTATATATATATATAATATATGAAAACAAATACTAGAAAAAGATATACCAGAAAAAATATTAAAAGTAACCAGTTTCAAAAAGAAATTACGTGTACATTTTTAGAAATGTTAATTATGGTTAAATTATACCATTGGAAAACATACAGTTACGCACAACATAAAGCAACCGACGATTTATATAGTAAACTTAATGAAAATATAGACAAGTTTATGGAGGTATTATTGGGTAAAACTGAAAAAAGAACTAACTTGTTAAAACAACCAACTATATCTTTGATTGACTTGTCTTCAAAAGAACAATTAAAAAATAAAATAAACGATTTTAAGGTATTTTTGGTTAATTTAACAGATGATAAATTTATTATGAAAATGTCAAACACAGACCTATTAAATATTCGAGATGAAATTTTAGGTGATTTAAACCAATTTTTATATTTGTTGACATTAAATTAAAGTTTTATCCTGCATTTTAATATATTTATTTTTATTATAATGAGTAACAATAGTTTTAGTATATCCCAGCCTGAATATGAATCCGTCTTTTCATCTTCTTCGTCTTCCTCGTCTTCTTCATTTTTTGAAGGAATTAAACAAACCAAATTTACTACTTGGATTATTATATTTTTTGTTTTGTCATTCTTAGGATTTAATATTTTCGTTTATTTAGCAAAAGGAACACAAACAATAAGTGAAATTTTTAAACCAGTTGTTCAAAGACTAGGTTATTTATTAGGTATAACCACATTACAAACAATAAATGTATCTGCTAAAGGCACACAATCGGTTGTTAACGCTACGACTGATGTCATTAATACAAGTCTTAACTCTATTGAAAAAACCACACAAGTTAACCAATCGGGACAACCCCAAAATATTTCACATCCAGATATAACACAACATAACACATTAAACCAAGCCTTAAATAATACAACATCACAAAGACAACAATCCGGTGGAGAAGATTACCAAGCAGATGATTCTACAAGCAGTATTCAACTCGGAAAAGCCGGATGGTGTTATATTGGCGAAGACCGTGGGTTTCGTAGTTGTGCAGAAGTTGGTGTTAATGATACTTGTATGTCTGGAGAAATATTTCCAACAAATGATGTGTGTGTTAACCCCAATTTAAGGGTTTAAACAGTATTACATTCTGGGAAATCAAAACAAAAAATGGGTTTAGGTTCTGAATTATTATACATTTCTGAAATAATATCTTGATTTAATTTATCTATAATATTATTAAACTCAATATAATTCTCAATACAATCCTCGAATATTTCGTCATTATAATTGTCAACAACTTCTTCTATAGATTCTTCAATATAATTGTCAACAACTTCTTCATTCGTTTCTTCAATATAATTGTCAACAACTTCTTCTTTAGTTTCTGCTATAAAATTGTCAACAACTTCTTCATTCGTTTCTTCTATAATATTGTCAACAACTTCTTCATTCGTTTCTTCATTATAATTGTCAACAACTTCTTCATTCGTTTCTTCTATAATATTGTCAACAACTTCTTCATTCGTTTCTTCTATAATATTGTCAACAACTTCTTCTTTAGATTCTGCTATAAAATTGTCAACAACTTCTTCATTCGTTTCTTCAATAATATTGTCAACAACTTCTTCTTTAGTTTCTTCAATATAATTGTCAACAACTTCTTCTTTAGTTTCTTCTATAATATTGTCAACAACTTCTTCATTCGTTTCTTCTATAATATTGTCAACAACTTCTTCATTAGTTTCTTCTATAATATTGTCAACAACTTCTTCATTAGTTTCTTCAATATAATTGTCAACAACTTCTTCTTTCGTTTCTTGCATAAAGGTGTCTACAACTCTTGATATGGATTCATCAATATTATCATACGGTATATAATTATGTTGCGATGGTTTAGGAGATATTAAGTTTACAATTGTATTAAGAAATCTATAAAAAAAATGTGTTGGTTCTTTAGTATTCATTATAATATAAATAAATATATTTTATTTATTTATATTTATTTATAACCACGACATAAAACTTAAGGATTGTATGCATCTTGAGTCCCCGTAAAATACCATCTTAATGATAAATATTTACTCAACGTATTTGATATTGAATTTGCTCCATACATTTTTAGATTTGGTCCAGAATTAACTAAATTAGAAATGGCCGTAGTTCCTAGAGCATAATTATAATACCATAAATTAGAAATAAAACCATCAAAACCACCATTCATTGCTACAAATACATCCCCATAATTTTGTTTTGGAACTCCATTTAGCTGAATACTTTTAGTAATGGTTCCGTTAATGTAAATATATAATTTATCATTTTGACACCTTATGATTACATTCAACCATTTGTTTAAAGGTATATTTGGTACAACAACCTCCTGATTTATATCATTAAACGTATTCATAATTACAACTAAAGCATTCGTATTTGGAGAAATATATAATCC